ATCATTTCTGTCATCACATACTCCAAAATTAAGTGGTGGTGTTTCTGTTTCCAAGGACACCACCGAACCTCAGTATGATTAGGCTGCGAGAGCGTAATCTACAGGTGCGTTGTTATCGTTTGCACTTACGAGTTTTGACCGATTACGAGGTCATCCGACAATTCTACTCGCCTCTATCTACGTCAGTCGAACCTAGTTCGCCCCCATCATAAACACACCAATGATACTTAATCCAGTATTCTTTCCATCTTTTTCCGTACACCTTTATATACGCTTCTTTTAATTTTTGTACATCCATGTGTTTATGGTGGAGGCGATGGGTACTGCCCCCATGTCCTGTCCGTCCTTCGATTTGTATCAACGAACTGTATTATATTTATACCAAATACTGATTCAATTGTCAAGGGATTTTACAGCATCATTAAGATTAACGAACTCTCTGTTTTTGATATGTTCCTCAGCAATCTCTTCTTTTGATTGACCATGATAAGCAACAGCATGATGGTTGTCGATTAGAAGTTGGTTGATGTTGTGAGTATCCTCATACCAAATCTGTCCAAGGATACGACCATACTTACCTTTACCATCCTTAAATGTTCTCAGAACAAGATGACCAGCACTTGTCCACTTCTTCAAGAATTCTTTTGCAGCAAGACCATATTTCTTTTCTTCTAAATCTCTGGTTCTAGATTCTGGTGTGTCGATACCATACATACGAATTCTTTGTTTGCGTAACCACACTCCAAACCCCAAGTCAATGTCAACATCAATCGTGTCACCATCAACTACTTTTACTAGTTTACATTTATACTGATACATTAAGTTCCCCTACTTCCTACTGGTTTACAGATATATTCAACCGAATCCCAATCTCCATCTGCTGGTATCTCTGCATATTTTACTAACATGATTTCACAAGACTCACGACTATCGAACCATTGTACGTCTTGTGATAGACAGGTACTACCAGCACATATTGTTAGTAGTATGTGCCATATCATAGGTCTATTCCCTTTTCCTTCATTGGTGCTTGTCCTATGTTAATTGAACCTTGACCAAATCCAAGAATGCAGGCCTGTTTACCACCATCAACGAATTCAATCAATGTCCATGTTACAGGATTTGCATTGGGGTTTACTGCGATAACAAACTTGGATTTATTGAATTGACCATTTGGAAGTCCAGTAATACCTTCCATCCAAATTGTTGGGTTCTCACCATGTTTTTTCATCTGTTCAACTAGTGCTTCAGTACTTGAACACTGGGCTGGTTTTTGTGCCCAATAAAATAATCCCTTTTCTTCTAATTCTGTTTGTCTATCTCTTGGTACAGTTTCCTCTGCAATCGCACTTCCACTAAACAGGAGCACCGATAACGTCAGGGCCTTCATCAAGTTTTTCATTTTCTTTTTCCCAATCTGTAGTGAAATCGTCAACTGCTTCTACCAACATGGGAAGATATTCACCCTTGTCTTTAACAAACTCTTGGACAACTCCATCCTCTGTTACCACTAGGATTACAATCTGATTGATTGCATGACCAGTGCGTTCTTCAAACATCTCTGCATATGCAGATGCTTGAATATAATAGTTTTCGTTCCAATCGTCATTACGCTCTGAACGAGATGTTTTAAAGTCGATGATAGAAAGTTCGCCATCGTATTCTGCAATACAGTCAACCCTACCAGCAACCATATATTTATCAGAATAAAGACCACATTCTTGTGCATAGATATTATCTACCTTTTGACTGATAGTCTTTTCCAATTGCCCAAACAACGCTGCAGCAAGAAATGGTTCTCGTTTTACTTCCTTGTTGTTCAACAAGTCCTCACACATATTGTGTACTTTTGTGCCCCTTGCGGCAGCAGTCCTTGCAATATAATTTGCAACGTCATCACCAACCCTCTTACGCCACTCAAAAAGTCCTTCTGACTTTCGTTTGCCCAAGACAGTTGTAATAGAGGGATACATCTTTCCCTCTGGTGTTAGATAAAACCGTTTTCGGTCAACGGTCTTAGTTTGTAGTTCTGGTATTTCTACAGGTTTGTGTGTAAACATAATATTTCCTCAAGTTAATTTTCATCATTATATCAAATCAAAACAGGTTTGTCAAGAAGGAAGGTATATCCCTGCCATCTTAAACGCTTCTGATTCTGTCTCTTTATTTCTTCGTGTCCACCCTCTACCAAACGTATCGAATGTATCCAGACTTTCGTAGAACTTCTGTCTGATTTCAGTGTAGTTTCCAATTGCACCCTCTACACCATTTTCATCAACATATTCATCAAGACAACGCAGAGTGTTTGGCCCGATGCCACCATCTGCAACTGTTCCAATCATTGACTGAAGTTTCTTTGCTGCTCTTCCTGTACCAGAGTTAACGGCCCAATCAAAAACGCAAAGGTCTAAACCTTCTGGAAGTTGGTCTGCTTTTACTCTATCCCAATAATTCTTTTTGTAGATAGGAGCGACATCTTCAAATTCCAAATCTCTCATGTCCTTCTGTTGAAGGTCATTTTCCATACACCACTTTTCGTAGACCCTTTTGGTTACGCCCATATTAGTTTCACCGCCTGGGTCTTTGGGATGATTCACATATCCGCCTTCGTGGTGGAGTATGAGTTTCAAACATTCATCAAAGTTGCTCATTTACCTTGTCCTCTATATTTTTTAAACGACCTACGTTTGTTCTTATTCATCGTAGACGTAATTGGTTTCTTGCCCATTGAAGTTCCTTTGTGGGTTGGTTCATGGACTGCACTACTAAACATCTTTGCCATTAGATTTCAACTCCCTGTTTGATTTTATTAATGAGGTAACTGCGAACTAATCCAGAACGCACAATGTCACCGATTGTAAATTCAATCGTAGAGAATTCTTCCATTGCTTCAAGGATACCCATAAATGCACCCAACCCTTCTTTCTCACCATTCTTCTGCAAGTCAGTCTGGAAGTAGTCACCAGAGAATATAATCTTACTGTCTTGTCCAACACGAGTCATGATAGTATCTAACTCATGGAAGTTTAGATTCTGACATTCATCGACTATGATGATTGCATTGTCTAATGTGATACCTCTAAGAAAAGAGGTGGTGAGGAACATAATACTGCCCTGTACTTTCAATCTGTCATACAACATACTGAACGCACTATCGGACGCCTGTTCAAACATGAACTGTACCATGTTCTGGTACGGTACTTGGAACAGTGCAGTCTTATCTTCTTCATCGCCTGGCAAGAATCCAATCTCCCTAGTGGGAACTGCACTTCTTACAAGGTATACACATTCGTATGGGGTGGATGGGTCAAGAACCTGTTCTAGTGCAAGGTATAATGAGATAAAGGTTTTACCTGTACCAGCCGCACCATGCAGAAATAAATTTTGTCCTTTTCCGTATTCATCGAATACAAGTTTTTGATTGTCGGTAATTGGTTTAACCTTTACCAGACTATCACCTGTCACATCTTTTTTCTTTGCCATATTCTTACTCACTATAATTTAAAGATGGAAGGATGGGGTAACCATCCTTCCTGTGCAATGGTGGATTGACCACACAGCTTCCAATCTCGTTGCGAGGGTGCTGTGGTTTCTCACCAGCACAAGACTATTTATATCACTTTGTGTTTCTTTAAAACTTCTCTAGTCTTAATTTCCTTTGTTGATTTTTTACCATATCGGTCTGCAAGTGCAGAGCCTGGATGTGCTTCTGCAATCCGTGATAGATTCTCTTTCCATCCAGCATCGTTTTTAATTCTGTCACCAGTACCACCAGCAATACCAAACATTGATGGTGTCTGTTGAATATGTGGGTTGTCCTTTAAGAACTCTTCCCTACCAGAAATGGTGAAGAACTCTTCAAATTCCTCACCTGTCTCTGTATTTTTAAAATTATAATAGGGCATTCAATTTATCCTGTAGTTCCTTTACTTTCAACTGAAGAGCATGAACCTGTTTTTGCATTTCTGCGATTTCTTTCTGGTACATCTGTTCAGTGGTCATATTGACTGTGGTTCGTGAACTTTCAGTCCACCCTTTTAATTGATTACCAATCGTTACATCATCAACAGGGTCTTCCATGGCTCTCTCCTGTCTCATTTTCCAGAGCATCCAATCGTAGTACCGTTCTGGTTCTGGGTCATGTTTACGCTGCATTTTCAATCTCATACCAATAAGGCATTCCTCTTTTTGTCCACTTCGCTAAATGTTGTTTATACTTTATATAGTAGTCGTGATATGCCTGTATTGAACTATCTGGATTCTTCACATCATCAAACATCGCCTGATATGGTTCACAAAATCCTAGTTCATACATATTCTTTGGTGGTTCTGCAAGAACCGTTTCCAGTTTACGATAACTTTCGTGTGGTACGTTTTTGTTGTACCGATACATAAACTCCTCGTTCAGTTCTGTCCACATCTCATACAACCACATATAATTTTGTTTTGAGTGTCGTACCCAAATACCACTTGGGTGTTTGACATGAGATGCTTTGTATAGAACACTCTCCATCTCTGGGTCTGGATGCAACCATCGTTTAATCTTGCGACCATTCGCAGTTTTACCGTAGTACTCTGTACCGTCAAGATAACGGTGTGCAGTAGACATCAACTGAGCGTACTCAATAATCATCTTACTGCAATGACTGTCGTTGTGCATCTGAGCACAACGCCTTGGGTCATTGTTCAAATAAAATATATTCATCCTATAGTCTCCAACCAATATTTCTTGTACAGTGTCGAACCTAGTTCAACTGTCTGTACACAACCAGATAGCATTATACTAAGGAATATTAGAAATGTCAAGGATTTCATTCCTGTACTTCCCAACGATAAAAGATATGGTCTTCAATCTCTATTGTCTTAGTCTTAGTCTTTGCCCATGCTGGTTCAACATAGTCTGCGTGATAGTGCGTTGCACCTTCTGTGATATCTGCAATGGTGTAACTACCATCCACGACACCAGTGGTCAACTGCCATATTCGGTCAAATGTTGTCAAATCATGTACACGGTCTGATTTACCATCACAGTACCAACTGAACTGACAACGATGTCGAACTGGAATCATAACCGTTTCGTCTTTCCAACTTGGACGATGTGGGCCTTCGTAAACCACACCACAAATACTGTTAGGGAATCGTTTGTCGTTTACTCGATTCACTGTAACAGAGATAACTGCCATCTGACCAGCAAGTGGTTGGTTTCGTGCCTCATGATATACATTCATCGCAAGACAATATGATTCGTCAATGATAAATTGTTTTTGTGTCGGAACGGTATCTGCACTTGCAGTTGGTGTTAACGACATCATTGTTCCTAGAACAAGTTCTTTAAGCATTCAATGCCTCCAAGTATTCGTTATTGTTTGTTTCAAATATGATGAATGGGAAATACTTATTCATCGTCTGGATTAGATTGATGTAATCACCAGACTGCATTTCCTCAGTCACTTCATTACCAAGACCCATTTGTTTTGATAACAACTGTGCAGTACCCAAGAGAAAAAAGGCGTTACCCTTTTCCCCATCAAGGTCTATCACAAATTCTCCGTTAGGTTTTCTAACTGCCATTATATACTCCTCTGTTCAAAAAGATACTCAACTAGATTCTCTACCATTTCATCAATGACAGTGTTTCCAGAAATTCCAGATTTGTCTATCGCATTTTGAAAGTCGCTGATAGACATTGATTCCACCTCATTAAGAATTGTTTCCTTAATTTCATCGTTCACTGGATGACTCATACTGGTTCTCCATCAAGTGTTGTGAAACCCATTGGTGCGACCACATACTTTTCAGTACCGACCAGAACTTGGTCACCAACTGAAGTAGACCGCAATCCATAACCGTCAGAGATATCACCCATGACAGTCACATCATCATTACCATCCATTGGCATCTTCAGTGACCAACTGTCCATGATGTTCTGTGTCCACCGATATGCATACTCAAGTTTCTCAATGAGTGACATACCTTCTTTGGTTTGCACTAAAGCGACTGTGGATGGTTTGTCCTCAAACGCTGTGTGAATGACTGCAACAGTCTGATTTGTGTTATTTGGCATCATTATATAATCTCCTCATTCCATACCATGTTTGCAAATTTGTCTTGTAGACGATACGCTTCCTTCTCCCAAGGTAAGTCGTAATACTTTGTGTTAGGGTTGACCTTGCGACCTCTCCAAACAGCACAACCGTTCTCAACCAAGTCATCAGTCATTTCTTTTCTTGCATACTGCTTGACATGAATCATCTCATGACAAATAGTAGTGACCAGTTCTTTGATTGTTAGGTTCTTAGAAACGTCAATAGTAAACTCACGATTTGTATCATTCATCTGACACCAACCGATTGCGTCACCTGTAAGTTTCTGTAGATTGATTTCAATATCCAGAGTTCTCATTCTAGGCATCAACTGACCAATCATGAAGTGGGCAACCTTCTCACAGATTTCTCTCTGGACTTTGTTTCCACCCTTTGCAGTAACGAAATTCATATTCACTCTCTTTCTCATTATGTATATACTATACCATGTTTTTATAACAAATGTCAAGGGGTAAATTTTTTCCTTATAAATCAAGGAGTTACGTCAATAAAAAAGGGGGGATTTTCATCCCCCCTAAAGACTTTAGCGAATCACCTGTCGAATCAGAACACTCAAGTGAGAGAGAGAGGAGTCGTGTTCTGTTTCCTCATTACAACTTCATTACCAAGTCTTTAATTATAGTACTCTATAAGTACCTAATTGTCAAGAAGTTTTACTTATTTGGGTTATAGAATTCGTCATTCCAACCAAACGCCTCTTTGACTACTGCCGCTGAAAGTCCTTTGTAGACTTGGTGTAGTTTTTTATCCTTGGCGGCTACCAGCACTTCGGCTTCACCTTCAGACAGACCTTCTAATATCTGAACGAACATTTGTTCCTTCTTCCATTGTGGGGTCTTACTATCGGCGCCTTTAATGAAGTGCCACAACTTTTTAGATTCTTGGAACAGTAAGGTGTGTTCCGTACCATCTGGTGCTTCGTTCTTATTGTAAGGAACTTCACCCTCTGGTAATACCCATTCGATGTTAGGGTCAAATGAACCCTTAATAACCATTCTTAATGCATCACTATCATTCTCTCTAAGAATACTAACCTTCTTATCCTTAGTCTTTGCATTATGAACTTTTTTCAGCACCTCATGTAAAAGAGGTGTATATGTATTCACTGCCATTTTAAAAGTCTCCAATGTTTTCCATATGGTTTTTCAGTCGATGTTTAATGAAGTAGTTTAATAGACCACTTCTATCATTTACCGTACTATTTAGATAGGTATCCACACACGCATTATGAATCTCTGTGGGTGCGTATTCCAAATCAATTAGTGTCCTGTTGCGTTGATAGTTTCTCAACATCTCTTCGTTACAGAAATCTTCTGGTTCTAAATCAATCCATGTCGCCAGTTTCTTCTTTGAGATAGGACGCTGACGCATCTCATTTACAAAGGTATCGTCTGGTGATAGGAAGTTTGGTACACCATCACTACGGTCACCCTTTAGAATGTGTTCCTTGATATAAACCTCTGGGTCAGTACCATTAACGAACTTCTTCAGTACTGGACTGTACTGTGTAACGAAATTGTGTTTTTGTAACTGAATGAAATCTTTATCACCAGATACAATTAATACCTTCTCATAGTGAGAGGGTGATTCTGAAACATACCGTACCACTGAAGCAATGATATCATCCGCCTCTGCGTTTTCTACTTCTAGTACCTTGTATGGAAAATTGTTTTGTAATTCTGTTTTGATTAGATGCAAGGTATCGAATATCGAACCCCAATCTAATGTCGATGCCTTACGGTCTTTACGTCTACCGTGTTTGTAGTTGGGGAAGTATTCTCTTCTCCAATTACCTTTGTTATCATAACATAATACCAGTTCTCCGTATTCCTCAGTGAACCGTGTTCGATAACCCCTTAATGAATTGAGAACCATATGTCGAACCATGTCTGGGTCAACATCAGAGTTGCGACCAATCTGAATCATCAGATTAGAAAGCGTCACTTGGTTCATATCAACTAAAATCATATTTCACCTATGCCTTGTCGGGCCCATCATCCTCTGTAAAGTCATCTGATAATTCTCTTATCAATTCCATATCCATATCCACATGATGCTTCTTTGCATCTTCATCGTAGGTTACGTTTGCAATCAATTCAATCAGATTTTGAAAAGGATGGGTAAACCCTCTGTCTCTATAAATTGTTGCTTTGATTGCCTCAGACAAAAACGCAATGTCTTGGATAAAACCACCATCAGTGATTTCAATATCATTTTCATCCATATTATGAATCATAGATACCATTATACCATCCGTCAATTCATCTGCGAACTGTAACTCTTTGTTCAGTTTCATCGCATCAAAGTTTGTTACCTTCGGTGCAACCCCAATATACTTCTTGGGAAACTGCACCACATTAGTTTGTCCGTCATCCGTCATCATCCACCTTCCGACCAGCAGGCACAACTGTTACCCACTTTACACGCTTCTCTTGGTATTCACCATAGAAGTCATCGCACCAATCACCATTTCGCAAATACGTTTCACAATGTCGGATATACGCTTTGCAAGATGCCTCTTCTGCAATGGCACCCTTTACCTTGTTTCGTATCGCAGCACGCAATGAAGACAGTTGGTCTTTCTGCGTCTTGATATACTTTGTGACACTCACTCTTGAGAATGGATGTTCATCTGGTAACTGTAAAACAGATGGGTGTATATTAGAATACTTAGGTGGATTT